CGCGCTTGGATTCGCCGCTACACCGGCACCGACAGCCAGGTGAGCGACTACAAGCTGACCTCGACCTTCGCGTCGTGGACGACCTCACACCGTGGCCGCGGCGTGGCCTATGTCGCCATGACGTTCCAGTATGACGAGGAGGTCTACAAGAACGGCCGCCCCGAGACCACCGTGCTCGTCGAGGGCAAGAAGATATACGACCCCCGGCTTGATGCGACGCAGCCCGGCGGCAGCGGCAGCCAGCGCGTCGACGATCCGACGACCTACGCCTACAGCACGAATCCGGCGCTCTGCCTCGCCGACTACCTCATCGACAACAAGCTCGGCCTCGGCGAGGACGCCGCGCGCATCGACTGGGCGCTGGTGGCAGACGCTGCCGACATCTGCGACGAGGTCGTGAGCGTCCCCGGCACCACGCAGAAGCGATACACCTGCAACGTGATGCTCAACACCGGCGACCGCTTCGAGGACAACATCGAGGCGCTGGCGCAGGCGATGATGGGCGTCTGCTACTATTCCGGCGGCAAGTGGAAGATGTACGCCGGCGCGTGGCGCACCCCGACCTTCACTCTCGGCGTCGACGATCTCGTCGAGGGCGGCGTGAAGCTTGTGACGGCGTTCCCATACAACCAACGCTATAACAGCGTGCGCGGCAGCTACATCGACCCGACGCAGAATTGGCAGCAGACCGAATTCCGCGCGGTCGCGAACCAAACCTATATCGCCGAGGACGGCGAGCAGGCGTGGCTCGACACGACCTTTGCCGGCTGCACCAACGAGTTCGAGGCGCAGCGCAACGCTATCCTCCTCAACCGCCGGTCGCGGCTCGCCCAGGCGGCGACTTTGCGCTGCAACCTGTCGGCGTTCAACATCGAGCCCTTCGAGACCGGCACCGTCACCATCCCCGAGCTCGGCTGGAACGCCAAGGAAGTGCGCGTCGAGGGCTGGACGTTCGACCCCACCGGGTTCATCGACCTTTCGGTGCGCGAGGAGACGAGCGCGCAGTGGGGCGACCCCATCAACAGCGACTATATCGAGCCGCTGACCATCACGACCCCGACGCCGTCGTCCTACACGCCAGATCCGCCGACCAACCTCACCGTCTACGGCCTCGAGTCGAGCATCTATCTGACGTGGACGGCTCCGGCGACCCTGCCGCGCGACTGTATCTTCGAGGTGTTCGAGCATACGAGCTCGACCCCGTTCTCGAGCGCGACGAAGGTCTGGAGCGGCAACGTCACGAATGCCCTGCTCGTCAAGACCGACACGACGACGCGCTATTACTGGGTGCGTTCCAAGACCGGAGCCGGCACGCCATCTGCGACCGAACCCCCGGGCGCTGGTTTCCCCGGTGCTGTCGGCGTGCTGCCGTCCGTTCTCACGGTCGCGGCGTCGCCGTCCAACATCGTCAAGACCGACACCGGCGCATCAATCACCACGGCCTCGACCACCGTCACCGCAGTCGGCGGCACTGCGCCATACACCTACGCCTGGACGCGCATCGCGGGCTCGACGTCCATCTCGGCGAACTCGGCAACGGCGGCCACTACCACCTTCACCGGTTCGAGCCTTGTTTCTGGCACGACCTACGACGCCACCTTCCGTTGTACCGTCACCGACTCCGCCGGCACCCCGGCCGTCAAGACCGTCGACGTCACCGTGCGCATCATCCGTGCCGCCATGACTGCGACCGCATCCCCCGGCAGCCTCTACAAGGTCGGCATCGCCTCGAGCCAGACCACATCTTCGACCACCATCACCGTCACCGGCGGCGTGTCGCCCTACACTTACAGCTGGAGCAAGGTCACGGGCGACACCTTTACCGTCGACAGCCCGACTGCGGCGACGACCACGTTCACTGCAACCGGGCTGCTGCAGGGTGAGAGCCGCGACGCGACCTACCGCTGCACCGTCACCGACAGCACCGGCGGGACGCCGCTCACCGCGACCGCCGACGTCTTGATCACCATCGAACGCGCCGAATAAGGAGGATGCGATGACCGATATGAGATCCCCCAGCGAAACCCACGACCGCCGCTTGCGCGAGCTCGAGATCAAGTTCGCATCGCACGAGGCCGTCTGCGCCGAGCGGTACCGCGGCATCCGCGAGGATCTGGATCGGTTCAGCACCGTCGTCAGCCGGGTCGGCTTCGGGCTCATCGCCGGCATGGCGGGCATCCTCACCAAGCTGGTGTTCTTCCCGTGATCGAGCCGTACTGGGTGCAGAGCGCACGCCACTACATCGGCCTGCGCGAGATCCCCGGCGTCAAGACCGCCCCGACCCTTGCCCGGTGGCTTCGCGAGCTGCGGGCGTGGTGGGGCGATGACGAGACGCCCTGGTGCGGGGTCTTCGTCGCGGCCATGTTCCGCCAGGGCGGGCACAGCCTCCCGAAGCACTGGTACCGCGCGCGCGCATGGCTCGACTGGGGGGTGCCGTGCAGCCCTGTCCCGGGCTGCGTGGTGGTCTTTAACGGCGGCCCCACCCGCCCCGGCGCGGGCCATGTGGGCTTTCTGCTCGGGCGGGACGAACGCGGACGGCTGATGGTGCTCGGCGGCAATCAGGGCAACTCCGTCAACGTGGCTCCTTTTGACCCAAAGAGAGTTCTGGGCTACCGTTGGCCGGCAAATACGGCCTTCCCGGCCTCTACGACGCTCCCGCTGCTGGCTTCCAACGGCGCGCCGCCATCAAATCACGAAGCCTAGGAGATAGAGCATGACCGCAGAACAGATCGCAGGCATCATCCGCGCCCTCGTGGCGGCCGTCGGCGGCTACTTCGTCGGCAAGGGCCTCGTCGACGCCAACACCGTCGCCGCCATCGGTGGCGCGCTCGCCACCCTCGCCACGGCCGTCTGGTCCGTGGTGTCGAAGAAGAAGGACTGAGCCGTGAGCGGGGCAACCCGCAAGGATAGGGGCGGCGGTGCCCGGGACCGGTACCGCCGCCTCGGCATCCCGCGCCGGTTCAAGATGCACGGGCACGAAATCACCGTCCGCATCCTGCCGCTCTCGCGCTGGCCGCACACGAAGGCCGCCGTCGGGATGTGGGAACCCGCCCGCAACCGCATCGACGTGCGCGGCGACCAACCCGAAACCGCACTGCAGCAGACCTTTTGCCATGAGCTCGTGCACGCCGTCCTCTCGGCCATGAACCACCGGCTCAACAACGATGAGGTCTTCGTGGACAACTTCGGCAGCCTGCTGCATCAGGCTCTAAGCTCTTTCCGCAACCGCTGAGGCCACATGCCGCTCACTGCGTCAGATCAGGAGTTCATCGCCGCCTGGCAGAGACTCAAGAAGGCTTCGGCAGTATCCAAAGCGCTCGGCATCAACATCCGCAACGTCTACAGCCGCCGCCGCTCGATGGAGTCGAAGTACGGCATGGCGTTGGAATCCATCACTCCCATTCGCGGCGCAAGCGACCGTAGCGCAGCCGGACGCCGCGCCAACGCCCTCGCCGCCGAGCGGGCCGCGAAGTACGAAGGCGAGATGCACGACACGCTCGAGGACGGCGTGGTGCTCGTGGCCTCCGACTGCCACTACTGGCCCGGCATCGTCACCGTCGCGCATGAGGCGTTCTGCCGTCTCGCCAAGGCGCTCAACCCAGCGATGGTCGTGCTCAACGGCGACATCCTCGACGGCGCTCGCATCTCGCGGCACCCGCGCATCATGTGGGAGCAGCAGCCGCAGCTGAAGGACGAGATCCATACCGTGCAGGACCGCTGCGCCGAGATCGAGCGGGCGGCGGGCACCGCCAAGCTCGTGCGCACCATAGGCAACCACGACGCCCGCTTCGAGAACTACCTATCCGGTCGCGTCTCCGAGGTCGAGGGGATGCCGGGCTCGACCCTGCTCGACTTCCTGCCCCGCTGGCGGGCTGGATGGGCGCTGCACTTGAACGCCCGCACCGACGGCTGGGTCTGCATCCGGCACCGCCCCGTGAACGGTGGCATCCATGCCGCCTATAACAGCACCCTGAAGGCTGGCGTGTCCTACGTCCACGGCCACCTCCACCAGTTGAAGGTGACCCCGTGGGCCGACTACCGGGGCCGTAGATACGGCGTGGACACCGGCACCATGGCCGACATCACCGGTCCGCAGTTCACCTACGTCGAGGCGGGGCCGGTCAACTGGGCGTCGGGCTTCGCCGTCCTGACCTTCCGCGAGGGTCGGCTCTTGCCGCCCGAGATCGTGGTGGTGGACGGTGGCAAGGCGTGGTTCCGTGGCGAGGCTGTGTGAGCGATACCACGGACCGGAATCCATCATCGACCCTGCTCTGCCGCCTCTGCTGGTGGGCGGCTGGCATCACCCAGAAGCAGCAACGGGTCTGGTGCTCTCATGCGGTGCATCACGGGTGGTACACTGACGCCCCCGGCTGCGGCGGGGCTGCATTCCGTCAGGACGACAATCGCACATGAATCACATGCTGGCGCGTATCCGTCAGATCCTGTGGAGGAGCCGCGCCTACAAGCGGCTGTTCCTCAACCCCCAGAGCAACGAACTGTCAGACGATGGCCGGATAGTGGTCGCGCACCTGAAGCGGTTCGCGAGGCTCGGGAAGCCCCCTGCCGCCCCCGGTTCGCAGGCGGACATGTTCCAAGTTGGCCGGATGGTTGGCCGACAGGAGACGGTGCAGATGATTGTCGAGGCGCTGCACCTGGACGAACGAACCTTGACCAATCTGCAAGAGGATTTCCGTGATGAGTGACGATCAAGGGTCTGCATCCGCAGGCAACCCGACTGCTCCGGCAGCGGCTCCCGTGTGGTACGCGCCGGAAGGTCTCGACCCCGCCACGACTGGTCAGCTCGGCGAGCTGGTCAAGGCGAAGGGATGGAAGGGACCGGCTGACGCGCTTCTGTCCTATCAGAACCTTGAGAAGGTGTTCGGCGCTGACAAGGCCGGTCGCACCATTCTCGCCCCCAAGTCCGATGATGACGCTGACGGGTGGAGCGCGGTGTACAACCGGCTCGGTCGCCCGGAGAGCGCCGACAAGTACGAGTTGCCGGTGCCGGATGGCGATGACGGCTCCTTTGCGCAGGCTGCTGCGCCGGTGCTGCACGAGCTCGGGCTTACCACGAAACAGGCCAAGGGGCTTGCCGAGTGGTGGAACCAAGCCTCGAGCTCGCGCATCGAGGCGGCTGACGAAGCATTCTCCAAGCAGTCCGAGGCCGAGTATGCGGCGCTCAAGGGCGAGTGGGGTGCGGCTGCTGCGCAGAACGAGGAGCTCGCTAAGCGGGCGGTGCTCAAGTTCGGCAAGGAGGCGGGTCTCGATGAGGCGTCCTTCGACTCGCTCGAGCGGGCGATTGGCACCGCGAAGGTGATGAAGTTGTTCCACGCCATCGGTGCGAAGTTCGGCGAGGCTGACTTTGTGGGCAGCGACACCCCGTCGAGCGGTGCGTTGACCCCGGCGCAGGCCAAGAACAAGGTGGCCTCGCTGTTCGCCGATCAGGAGTTCATGGGTCGGTATATGCATC